CGGGGCTGGCGGAGCAGCCGGAACTAGCTCACATGCTGGGGGTGGAGGGGCGGGAGGTATTATAACTCACCTTGTAGCGTATCCGACTGCTGAAAATGGTGGTTCATCGGTATCTGGTAAAGGTGGCGTAGGATTTGGGGCTGGCGGTGGTTCAGGCGGATATAGTGACACCAGTAGTACTTATTTTTACGGTGGTGCGGGAGCTCCCGGAATGGTTTATATATACTCGCCAATGACACTTGAAACACTTACAGTCGCCCCAACGCTTTCATTTACTAAAAAAGTTTATTATACAAAATACATTCTTAATTCTACAATTTCTATACCTGGAGGCACTAATATTATAACAACAAATACGGACTCGTATACTATAACGCATACCAGCGATAACTCGTCAATTGCAACTATTTCAACTGCGTCCAATATAGGAACTGTTACAATGAAAGGAATTGGTAAAACTACAGTAACTTCTAATATTGCAGCTACGTCTAATTTTTTACAGCTATCAGTTAATGAAATTATAATAATAGTAGTAGGAAATGATACAACCTTTACGAACGAGTCTTTTATATCAATTGATTTACAGGAGAGTAACCTATCCGGTACCGTGTTTTCAAATTGCGATTTGACATCTGCCAACCTATTCGGTTGTACTGTAAACAGTTCAACCGATTTCAGTAATTCAACCTTGTCATATCTAAAATCAGGAAGAATTACGGGGATAACTACCTTATTACCGACAGGATTCAAGATGATTTGACATAAATAATTAAACTATAGTAATAAATCAACAAACGAATAAATGTATGTTAGTTAGTTAATTATAATGTTCAAAAATAAAAAATATATGAAATATATAGAGATTTATCGTTCTTATCCTATGGGACTTAAACAGTTGTTACATACTCAGACCGGAGGATACATTCTTTCTGTTATTTTAGGACTGGGATTAGCATCTCTGTTTCGAAAAGCGTGTAATGACAGGAAATGCATAAAATTTGATGCGCCGACGTCAGACGAAATTAAAAATTTTGTTTACCGATACGACGAAAACAAATGCCTGAAATACACACCTCGTGCCATTAAATGCGACGACGCAAAAAAACACACGGTTGATATTTCATAATTTTAATATTTTAATATTCTAAGTTCTAACTTCTAATAATAAATGCGTAAATATATACATACATGTTTCTGCGGCGTATGTATATAAAGACAATATCAAAAAACCACGAATAAAGGGATAAATAACAAACAACAACAAATAACAACAAATAACAGCCACCCATAAAATGGAAACCACTCGACTTGATGAACTTCCGGTTCATAACAATTCAACTGCCGCATCTATGGGGATGGGGATGGGGATGGGGATGGGAAACAACAACAATGTGGTTATACAACAGTACGACCCAAACATGATTCCCGGCAACGGCAATGGCAATGGCACAGACCCCCGCCAGCTCGCGATGAGCGGAGCACCTCCACCAGGTATCGACCAGCGAACGTTGAATGAGCTGGTTTCCGGGGTTCAACGCGCAAGTGGTGCCGGAATGACTGGGCTTCCATCGCGGGACATTCCTCGCGAAAGTTTGTCGATGCAGCACGACGAACAAATCAAACCAAACTACATTCCGCGGGAACCAGCTTCTGAAGACGACTACATTTCTCGGTACGAATCCAGCGATGAAGTTCGCGAGAATAACCGCCGCAGTAGGAATAAAACCGATACGTTAGAAACGCTATACACAGAGTTCCAGATGCCGATTTTAATGGGCGTGGTATATTTTATGTTTCAAATGCCGGCACTTCGCACCGCAATTCTGCAGTTTCTTCCGTCCATGTTTAATAAGGATGGAAACATGAACTTGCAGGGCTTGATTATGATGAGCGTTGCGTATTCGGTAGTGTATTACATTTTGACAAAGGTAATTAATGCCGCTGACTCCGGATTCATCTAACATTACGTAAACGAAAATTTCATCATACCTGACACTTTTTCTGGAAGCGGTCCGAAAAAGTCGTTTAATGCTTGTTGCGGACCAACCCGCATACTGGATAAAAAGTTGAACAAGTAAATAATAAGCACCACAAGAATTGCAGCGCTGGCTTGGAACGAGCTGGAATCGGGTCCTTCACTGTTTGCCATGTTGCGAAATGTGACAACCACAATAAAAATCATTAGGGCGAGCCAAAGGACGTAATACGCCAACTTAGACTTCACATGTTTGAACGTGTCGCTCACCTTTCCGTCATATGTGGGCATCCCTTTTTTAATTTGTTCGGTTTGAGCTGATTCGGGTGGCAGGTTCAATGACGCGCTTCCGTCTTGGTTCATTCGGATATAATTGCTTACAGACGAAGACGAAGACGAAGACGAAGACGAAGACGAAGACGAAGAACCTGAAGTACAACTGGGTAAGTTTGAATAAATCGTATTTAAAAGTTCCTTGAGTTTCGTTTCCTGTTCGTCAAGCAACCTTTTTTTCTCATTAATACTGTTTGGAAATTCGGAACACATGTAGGTTGCCGCATTTGTTGCATCAATGGGAGCTCCCACAAGTGCGATTCCGCCTAACGCGGTAAGGAATGCGGATTCGGATGCATATCTATTTGATTCAGATGCGGTAGCACTCAATTTACCTTGACATGTTGAGCTTATATTAGTTGCCAAATCGCTTAATACAGCCGGGTCAAATTTATGCGCAATGCCTTCAATATCAACCCAAACATACACTCTAGATTGAACATTGCTGACAGTTGTAGTATAAACCACCATTTTTCCAGCAAGCGTAAGGTCTTGACCCGGTTGTACGGTATAGGTTGCGCCTTCGTTCGAACGCATTGGAAATAGCGCAAGTTGAACTTGACTCATTGGTTTTACGTTGGCTACAGCGTACCCAGGTACCGCACCCGTTGGCAGAGACGGTATTCCTTGCTCATTTTTAGGAACAATGTATCGAAACCCGTAGTTGTTAATGTAATATGTCACCGATTCCTCTGTAACAGAGCCGGATGCCGGACGAGTCACTACTTTCACATAACTTTCAAAAAACTGCGAATATGTTAAGTTTTGTTTGAATTGACTGTATTCGTTAAGCGCGGTTCGGTACGCTTCATTTCGGGTATTAAACAATCCAATTGCAGTTTGAAGCAACGCGCGCTGGTCGGCGCTGGCCCCACACTGGTTCTGGTTCGTATTCCCTTCCACCACGCGTGAACCAATGTTGAACCCTTCAATAATGGAATCGTATTCGGGTCCGCTTGAACGTTCAATCAAACACGGGCTGGGTACATGGACTTTGATTTCCGTGTTCTTACCGCTGCCATCAATGGTGTTATCGGTGCTTATCATGATGCTTTTTCCGGCGTACAGCTTTGACCGGTCATTTATAAACTTACCATGCTCTAGACCCGGATTATTTTCACGCAAGTCAGGCAAAGGACGTAGCGTTCCTAAAAAGTTATTAAAGACTTCATCCAAATACATGGTTGTTATTACGTACTCTACGATACACTTAACTTATTTATTTTTATTGCTATTATTATTGATAGATTAGATTATTTAATTTAATAAATCAACTCTTTTTATTTATTATAGTTAACAGTTATTTCGTTTATTTTTTTATTTATATATTACGTAGCAGATTCCATGAATACTTTTCGCGCCATGTACATGATGCCGCCACTTGCGCATATGAAAACCAGGTTTTTAAAAATGTCTTTACGATAAAGACCAAGCGCGTCTTTATACGCTTGTGTTGACCCGTCTGCTTTATTGGTGAGTGTTGTCATTTCAGAAGAAGCAACGCTGGTTATTTTTTTATTTTTAATAATTGTCGTATCCATTTCTTGCATCAGTTTCGAGTTCTCATTTATTTTGCTCGTAATTTCATTTTTTAGTGTTTCCATACTAAAAAGCAAATCTTGTACCGTATTATAACTTGCATTTGGAATTGTGCTTATATCATCTCCTCTCCCCGGAGTTACTGACTTGTTAACCGCTTTTTGATATGCTACATAATTGTTGACAAAATTTGCCAAAACAAGCTTTACGCTATTTTCTAGCGTATCAACTTTGCCCTTAAGTTCACATACATACTTGAATTTAGCATCACACATAGCACGCACGAACTTATTTACTTTTTTTAGAACTATTTCATAAAGTAATTCAATATTATTTAATTCATACTTAAATATAAATACGTACTTCTTCTTATATATTTCCGTTTCTCAATTGCTAACTATTGTTTTCGGCTTGAATATGAATACTGTACTAACTGATGGTGACGGCGAATGCGGTGGCTGGAATTTTAGGATAGGGTCTATCATTTTAAGTTTAGGAATCACGCTTCTGTTGGTTGGAGCCCTGTTTTACTACGTGAAGCAGCGCATCGAAGTTCTTGAAACGTCTCAAAAGGAACAGATTCATGTCATGCAAGGTTTCATCGCGTCCATTGGCGAACAGTTTCAACGGATGACTGCGTATGTGCAAGAAAAGGTAGGGTTTGGCGATTCCAGACCACCGGTTCCCTCAATTCCAACACCGGGGCAACCCATTCCTAATTCACGAATCAACATTTCTGATTCAGATTCGACCTCGGAGTCGTCGAACTCGGATTCGGAAACCGAGTCGGATTCCGAATATGAGTCATCGGACAATAGTCGCAGCAGCAACACTACGCGAGACTCTCACTCTGACCGATACACAAAATCGCCACAAATCAACATTCATGAAGTTTCGGACACCATTGGTATTATTGATAGTGATACAATGGATAACGTGAAAATAATCGAACTAACGCCTGCCCAAATTGAGCCTCTGCATAAGCAAGAGCAAGACTCTGATTCCGAGTCCGTGTCTGATTCTGAGACAGAGTCTGAACACGAATCGGACTCCGAATCCGAATCCGATTCCGTCCGTAGTGATGCAAATGTGCCAGTCCATGTAACAAAGATTGACTCGGACCAAGGTAAAAAAAAAACGTTAGTCATTGACTTGGACGGGAAACTGGATGGACAAGTGAATATTGCTACTGCTACTGCTACTGCTACTGCTACTAGTACTAGTACTAGTACTACTAGTGATTATGCTACCCTAACCATCAAACAACTTCGCCAACTTTTAAAAAAGAAGAATCCGTCCATGCTCATGAACGATATTGCCAAAATGAAGCGCGAGCAAATTGTTGAAATGCTTCAGGTGTAAATTAATTACACACAGACTAAAAAAATAAAAATAATAAAATAATAAAATCTTGTATATAAGTAAATTCAAATTTAACTACCAAATCCATTCAATGAGCTGGGGAACTGCATATTCCGGTTCAAACAATATCCACTTCAATTTTCCGCCCATTATGGAAGACGGTCGAACGTTTTCGACTTGGGTTCCCGGGGCTTCACTGAACGACCAACTTAAGGCAACCCATAATATTCAAACCAACTGGGACTACCGCCAGTTTTTAATGCACAACTCCGACAATATTATGGACGGTAACTTGCAGCAAGCATTTTACCAAACGGGCTACACGAGCGTGCAGAGTCAGCCGGTAACCAACAGCCCGTTTTTGTACGCATCAGTTGCCGATAAAAACCAGCCGTATGGGTATGAAGAAAGCGACTTGAAAAATATATACTTAAGCCGCGAAGCGCTTCAAAGCCGAATGATTTCTCCGGTCATTACGCAAGACCAAATGTTGATGCAAAAAATGACCCAATCCTAAACCCTAAAACCTATTTTATTTATTATTTCATTTTCATTTAGGCATTTAGGAATATTATTCGTGATGAAATATATGAAAATATGAAAATATGAAAATATGTAAATAAAAAAAAATATTTCATTTACATATAATATAATATAACTCAACTCAACAATGGATGCAATGATGTTTTTGTATACCGCGGTGTTATTCTTTATACTGACACCCGGTATCGTTCTCTCTCTTCCTCCCGGCGCTAGCAAGACCATGACTGCTCTCACCCACGCAGTTGTCTTCGCTTTTGTCTGGTCCTTTACCAACCAGGCCGTGTTTGCCGCCACTCGCGGGCTGTTTTAAACCATATTAGTGTTAAAAAAACTAATTAATACATAAAAATACACCATCACTTAAAAAAACCAAACAAAAAATAAATGTAACACTTTTATTTTTTTTTAATTATATTATTTCGTCTTGTTTTTCGTTTTTTATTACGCAAAGAACGAGTTTTTAAACCACCTTTACTTTTTTTTTTACTAGCTTTCGGGGTTGCAGTAGTTTTTGGATTTGCGCTAGTTTTACTTAAGAGTGCGTTTGTTAGTACATGAACTATAGCTTGGCCTTTATTTTCGCTAAATATTAAATGTGACTCCTCAAATGATGGCAACAATTCTCGTATTAATTCAACAAAGTACCGCTTATAAGGATTTGGGTCTAACGCTCCGGTTTTTTTATTTAAAATCGTGCTATTTGCTAAACCATTACTAGTTACAACATATACACGTGCGTGGCCAATTTTTTCAAACATTGTTTTCAATAATCTTAATCTTCCATTTGCAGGTTCTGGCCCTATATGGTCAGAAAAAATGTATTTTGCATATGCAGGTATTAAACTTGATATAGAGCCCTCTTCTTTACGATTACCAAATGCAAATGTTATACTTTTTACTTGCGATAATAATTTATCAAAGTCAAAAAAATAGATACGTTCTTTTGGATTTTGAGGACTGTCTTCAAACTCAATAATTTGCTGAATCATTGATATTGTTATTCCATTTCCTAGTTCCTTTTCTTTATTAAATTCTTGTAAAAAACGTCTGAATTGTGTGTTTTTAACTTCTGCTGATTTTAATATTGAATATGTATCGGGAGTTGTTTTAACTTTACTAGATTTGCCTTTACCGAGGTTGTCATACAATTCAACTTCACCAGGTGGGCATTCAATTGCAACCAATGGTATTGGTATTCCTGATGCAGTAATCGCGTCACGCACTTCTGTAATATATCGTGCGTCATCATCAAAAAATAAATGTGATTCAGGGTATACTATTGGAGAAGCTGATGCCATTTGTCTTATTTATACTATATTACATTTATATTTATCCATAATAATAAAATGAAAATGGAAAAATAATAATTATTTTTTATTTTTGGGCACTATCCACTATCACTATTTGTTGCACTTGTCAATTGTAAACACAATGTCATCGTATCGTCCCTTGTTGGGTCTCAAGTCGTACACTTTTATGAACGCTTTTAAATGTTCAGGCACTTCGTTTTTCAGTGCATCTATCCAGTCCCATGCCTGCACATCTTCAATTACCAGGATGCCGTCGTCCGTCATCAGTTGTGAATACAATTGTATAAACGCTTTCATGCTTTCCAGCGTGTGCGGGCCGTCATCCAACATGAGGTCGAATTTCATATTTCTATCTAGAAACGTCCGGTTGAAAAAATCGACATTGTACGCGTCAGTTGATGTGTGCAGTACGATTCGTCGTTCATTATGTTTAAGTTCGTCCCAAACGCTGTCCACGTGCATGACATCTAACGCGTGCACTGTAGCATTTGTGAAATAATCGCTCCACAACTTTATGCTTCCTCCGTTGCAGATTCCAACTTCAAGCACGTTTTTTGCAGTTTCTTTTTTTGCAATGAATAACTTGTCATACAGTGGCAAATACGAGTGCCACGTGTTTTTATCAGTGCGCTGATTGTCAACCAGTGATTCTAAACTCATGAGTAAGGTTTAGGTGTAATAAAGTTTAAGAGCGTGTCTATATCATTGAAATGAAATGAACATTTAAATGATTTTATGCGTTATGCATTATGCGTTATGCATTATGCATTATTGTCATCGGCGGCGTAAAACCCGACCCGGCGTCGGCTATCGCCCACCGGAATGGCTTCTGGAATTTGTTTATGTCCGGAGCCATTTTCACCGAGGGGGCGTTCTTTATAAAACGTGTTGCAAAATATCATAGGGCTGCATTTACCGTTGTCTGGAGTTGAAAACTGCCAAGCGGGACCCGGTAGCGTGGTGGTAGTCGTTTCATCGGCTGAAACGGGCGCAAGTTCAGAGGTTGCATTTTCATTCGCTGCCGAAGGGTACTCGGGATTCAGGAGCAACATGTCGTGCGTTTCCGGATACCCACCGGGCGTGAGTCTGAAATTTTGCTGCTGCATATTTTCCAGACCCTCTTGTTTTTGGTTTTTTTGGTCTTGGTCTAAAGACGTCATTGTGTATTTGATAACCGCTCCGCTAAATATAATTGCAAGAAACATGAATAACAACATGGTTATACTTTTTGTGGTTGTTTCAGCCATTGTTTTTAACTTTTAATATTAATATAGCATTAAAAATTAAATTTTGAAGAATTTGATTTTTAACTGATTTATTTTACGAATTCCTTAGTAATTACTTACGAGAACGAGAACGAGACCGTGTTCTTCTCTTATTCGCGCGTTTCTTGGACTTTTGCTTTTGACGACGTTGACGACGACGACTACCGCCGCCGGCAGAGTTGGATGGTTGTTGGCTGGAGCCGGAGGTGACGGCGGCGTTGGGGCCGGCGGCGGGGCCGGATTTGTCGTCGACTTTTTTAATTGTCACTGTATACGTGCCTTCAATCGATACAGCGGCGGCGGGTTCGGGGTCGATTTGGACCTCGGGCAGCAGCGGTTGGCCGGAGTTGGCGGGAGCGGCAGGGTCGGCACTCATGATTTAATTAATGTATTGTTTGTTTATTTATATATAGTATAACCCATGAAAATAAAAATAACCCATATTTATTTCGATTGGTCGAGAACCCTGGCGATTCCTAAAACTCGCGATATTTTTATTTCAACATCCACTCTGTCGGTTCTATACCCTGACGTGTTGGATACTTTAACGTACTTGCACAAAAAAGGGTACACGCTGGGAATCATTTCCAACACACATAAAAACCCGGAAAAGTTCATTCAAGCCCTTTCAAAATCCGGTCTCATGCAGTTCTTCAACGGAACTATCGCGCTTTCAAGCGACCCACAACTTTGTCCTAAAGCTTGTAAAAAAATATTCAATTATTGTTTACAACAAGACGGCGTTTTGCCGGAACACGCGCTCATGGTCGGAGACGACTACCAGGCCGATGTAGTGGGAGCACAAAGAGTAGGAATGAATGCTATCCACGTGAATCGAGAGCACAACGCTTCCAGGCACCACAATTCCAAAGTAATTCAAATTCATAACATTGGCGACCTTGTGAACCATTATATGACTCCGTAAAATCCAGTTCGTACTATCGATTGCGTTTTTATGTCATATACAATCGTAATCTCATTGTTTATATGATATGTTCCATTTGACATGTGCATTTTTACAAATTCAATAATCGGGTTCGGATATGAGTTTGTTGTTAAAAAATCTAAAAAATCTTTATTTGATATGCCTAAATACATTACAAATATTTGATTTGGATTTTTGTTAAAGATACATATTTCATAGCAATGGTATTTATTAAGTATTCGTTCTCTAAAATGTTCTTTGATTTCATCGTACCCTAACTTTACCATGTAGCTATCATAGTTGTCATAAAATGACGAATATGTATCAATTACAAATATTTTGCTTTCATCATACATCATATTATTTTTCTTATACTTACCATATCCCCAAAACGGCAACTGAACAGGAGTTCCGTCGTTTACTTTATAATAGTAATGTTCTTCATCACCTATGCTATATTTATTTGGATATACATCCATTGATGTGATACGAACCGGTTCATTCTGTAACGTATAGTTGTATATTTCCCACCGATGGTTGTCATTATTGTTATTGCTGATACAGTTCATTTTTTTGAACCCCCATACTAGGCGTTCTCTATTCAACCGGTTGTATATTTTTGATATATTATTTAAAACGCGTTTGTCATGGTTGCATGTTACATATAAAAGTTCGCCAGATGAGACGCCTTGTACGTTTCGAATAAACGAATAACTATTATATCTGAAATTTAAAGCGTTGCCCGTATTTTTCCACTCGTATTCATTGGTGTAAGGATAAAGATATTTTGAATCGGATGGTGGAAATAAGACGACTTCTTTTTCTCCACTGACAACGGTTAACACTCCATCTTCGTCGTCATAATGTAACCCGGTATCGTGTTTATTGCTAGATATCCATATGTTATAACTATAATTACTGCCAGTTTGTAGTCGTATTTTATCATTATTTGGAAACATTATGCTGTCATACATTTTATGTTTAATGTTCCCATTTTTACCTCCAATCTCATAGTTACTTAGTGTTACTACGTATCTGTTATCAATACCCGAATTATAAAATTCTTTGAATAATTGAGTATACGACGCGTTAGTTTCATCCGATTTCCACACACTTACAGTTTCATCATTCAACTTGTTTATATCAAAGTCTATTGTATGATAAAACACAAAAGGGTCGTGTTTTAGAGTATTTACGAACCAGTAATTAACCGCAAATGTTTTTTTACTCGTTTTTACCCAATGCCACCAATGTTTGGGTATATATAATGACTGTCCCTCTTTCAACGTATATGTTACTGGATGCGCAAATAATAATTTTGGAAAAATAAAATAATTATAACTGTCAATCATACTGAAGTGCGCGTATAACGAATCAGAATTTTTATGTCTGTACTCATTTTTGCTAGTGTAAATAGTATGTGCGTTACAAATAACAACTAGTAATAGAACTACAACTATAACTATAACTATAACTACGTCTATCAAATCGAGTTCACTTGTCATGTACGAATCGATATACAATAAATACATAATAATTATTGAATTCAAACACAATTGTCAGATGTAAGTATGCGTTTGGTGGTTTGAATGATGCTGTCCGGATACTTCAAATCGACCAGTACCTTAATTCCGCCTCGAACTTTCGATATGCCCTGCTCCACTTTATAGTGGTAGACGTGGTCGGTACCGGACTCTCCGACCGTTGTTTTCATGTGCAAGTTTCGAATATTATTTGATGCCGTTGTTAATGTTGATGTTGAAAATCTCTCGATTTTTTCCTTTTCGGATTGTGAAGAGCTGCGTGAAGACGAACTTGTTTCCGCATGCTTCTTTTTCTTTCGCATACTCTTGGGTTCAAACAGTTCGCACAAGTGAATGTAGTGCGTGGTCAACATGAAGTCCACGTTCTTCATTTCGGAAATGTGATGAATGTAGCCGTACGCGCTGGCCACCGCTTCGTACGGGTTGGTACCCGAGTACAGCTCGTCAAAAATACCAAAGTGGCGTTTGGACGCGTGGGTAGTAATGCAGTCCAGAATCTCCTTACACCGCCGGGATTCGGCCTGAAACAAGCTGTCGCGACCGGACGTGTCCGGAATATTCAGGTAACAATGCAAAAAGTGGTATGGCACAATCGTGGCCGTTTTATAAACGCCGTACCCAAACTGTTGCGACAGTAGAACATTAAACAGCGTGGTTTTAATAATTGTGGTTTTGCCGGCCGCATTGGGGCCCGTAATAATGAGTTTCTTGTCCAGAACAATGTCGTTCTTTACTATCCCGCTGGATGCGCTGGAAAGGGAAAGGGATGTGTTCAAGAAGTAAGCGTCTTGCATAGACGTTGTGGACGCAGCCGCAGCCGTTGAGTCGGTATTTGCATCCGTAAACGAACACGGATTCAGAACCCCGGCAGTAATGTGATGCGCAACTCCGCAAATGTGTTCATAGAACGCGTTGAATCCAAAGCTGTAGCGCATCATCGCGTCTGTGCTCTCGTCCTTGAAAAACGCGTAATAATGTTTCATGACGTGCCCGATTCCTGCAACGGCTTTTAGCGAAAGAGAGAATGGTTGCACGTCTTCCAGTTCCGCGCACACGGCCCGAATGTTTTGCAGCTCGGCATCCAGACATCCGCAAAATGCGCGGTACCATTCCAGCGAAGCGCAGCAGCGCAGCACGGTTTCCATTTTTTTGGCGGTGAGTACCAGGTAGTCGCGCGCCAGAATCAAATGGTCGTGGATAGTGTAAATGTTCTTGTAAAACCGCCAGCACGACATGCAGTTCTGGTACACTTGCATAATGTAGAATATTACCGACATGAGGAGGTACATTCGGCGTTCCATGGATACGGATGAAAATTCGGTAAACAGTTTCCCGATTGCGTGGCTGGATGCCAGACCCTTCAGAACTTCGATGTACTTGTCGACATTGATGTCGATTCCGCGGGACCGGATAATAAAAAACGGCAGAATGAGAATGAGGATGGGCATGCACAACGAAATGAGCGGAGTTGAAACATTATAAACCGAGAGAATTTGCAGCGCAGTCGGAACGTGGTTGAGTTGTTCCACCTTTTCAATAATCGGCAGAGGCGGTACATCAAAGTAACCGAATTTATCTTTGAATCCTACCCGGTTGGTTTTCATGGTGTTCCAAAATTCGTCCACTTTTGTAAACCGTTGAACGTCGCTGTTGTCATCATGGTCAGCAATATCCGCGTCTTTACAAAACCGCGCGATAAACTCTTGTGTGTTCTTCAAATAAGTAACGTTGGTGGTAAACGTTTCGCCCCACATGTACAAGTACTGCTTTGCGTAAATGGTCGCGGTTTCACTAGAAGTTGGAAAAAAAAGGGACTCGTATAGCGGGCGAGTTGCTACCGCATCCTTGGATGCTACAAGTTCAAGGTCGTCTGATAGCGCGGTTGAAATGGTATGTCGGTCATATTCGGGAAGGTATGCTATCGGCAGCTTGAAAATTGGATTTGTGGGTTTTTGAATGGTTGAAGCTTTTGTTGAAGTTGTTGTTGATGACGCTGGATTTAATGTTGGATTTAATGTTGTTGAGTTTGACGAAGGTGTCAATCCAAGGTATTCGCCCAATTCACCTAAATCGCTTGCATCCCCCGTCTGAATATACTTCATCATCATTTGAATGGTCTCATGAATGCTTTTTGAAGACGAAGACGATGAAGACGAAGACGAAAAAGAAGGAGAAGAAGGTGCCATACAGTAATACAATAATACAATAACGCTATAACGTGAATAAAAAAATGTATTTATATTTTAATATTTTTATGTTATTTAATTACTTTTTACGCATATGACACTCATTCTCATTCATAGTCATCGTCATCTTCACTTCCATTATTTTGTAAAACCAATTTGAACAAATCGGTTTCGTACTCTGAAAACCCATTTTCCTGGTAGAGCGCACAAACGGCCGCAATTCGAGCATTGATTGCAAGTTCGGTAACGTTTCGCGCATTCCCACTAGAGAGTTTTTCAAATACGCGCCGTTCAAAGTGCTCTCGCGAGTACTGCAGGTCAATATATTTTTTCCACATTTCATAGTGAGACCTTGCACCAGCAGGGCTGTTAATCCAGTCTACAGCAATAAGACCGCACACCCCGGACAGTTTACCAAATGTGCGTTTCACAGTCCATTGCGAAAATTGGAATACGTCGGTAAGAATTCCAAAATACCAGCGTAGAAAGTCAGTCACACGTTTTTCAGCGTCCGCATTTATCACGGTGGCAAGAAGGATTTCACCATTTTGCATGAACGAGGTTGAAATGCATTCAGCGCGCTGATTCACTAATCCAAGAATGAGGCCGATAAAATGGTTCAGACCCGACCGTGTTTTTCCTCCGGCCAAATTAGACCACATGTACTTACGAATGGGTGGTCCGAATTCGGCGGAGTCTCGCAAGCGTTTGAGAAACTGGATAGCTGGAGTATCTTGTCGATTCCAGTACTTGTCATTATCAGTTAGCGGTTTTCCGCTGTTCAAACGTTCAAACACTTCACAAATGACCGCATTGAACTCCATCGGACTGGTTGCTCTATCCTTCTTGAAAATGTCGGTTTGAACGATATAGTTATTGAACCGCGCTCGTTCATCGGCGGTGAGTTCATCGTACAGTTTGGTTTCCCACGGGAACTTTCCGAGAACGAATTCCTGTAAAACGGTCATACGGGTTTGTCCATCTTGCACATTGAAATACTCTTCATTGTCTTGTTCGACGTCTACGTGTTTTGTCAGTGTAATTTGCCCAATTGGAAAGTTGGACATGACGGAATCGACAAGACGGGTTTTGCTTGCATTTGACCACGACGGAAACCGCTGGTGTTCTGGAATGCGGTACGTTTTCCTTATAGCGATGCTTGGACTTCCGCCTCGGTTTCCTGTATCAAATCGTTCTGGAGAAATCAAATCGATAAGGGAAACGGCGGTTTGTTCGCGGATGATTTTCGGGGTTGTTGTCTGTGACTTGGACATGGTATCTGAAGTTGAATTTGTGTCGCAGTTGCAATATAAGCCGTATCAATTTTTTTATATTTTTATATTTTTACATATTTTTCAATTCTCTGTAAAAAACTTAGAAGTAACTGATGTATAAATAAATATATGGTGAATATAAGTACATGCGTCGATTATTGTATTTTGGATTATTTATATTTATACTGGTTGGAACCGGGATAAATGCGTTACCGATAGGGTTGTTGAATACTATTAAGTATCCGATTCATGTGGCGTGTGAATGTGAAACATATCAAGTCTACGTGGATGGTAGCCTGATTCAACCGGTTAGTAAAATAGAAACGTACTTGGCAGATGAGTGGAATGCGACCCAAGTTTTTATTTCAAGAATTGTTGATGAAGCCCCGAAAATAATCGGATTTCATGCCGTCGGAGGAGATTTCAGCGGGTTTTTGAACGGATTTATTATGGATATGAATAATGGCGCCAGTTATACAAAGTCTCAAGAATGGAAATGTGCATCGAATGTTCCGGACAGTGACTGGTATACGTATGAATATGATGACAGTATGTGGGACACTTCAACGTCGTATGGAATGAATTATCAAAACAACAGTTATCAGATATTTGAACATGAGCGTATGGGTATACACCTTGATGCGGAATGGTTGTGGGCCAACCCGAATTCGAAAACAAACGTGTTTTGTAGAAAAAAGAATAAGCACGTTCAAGCGATTGAGCCAGTTATAACAATGGTACTACCAACCACTGCAACACCGGAAAAGCATCTTGTTCACTCACCAACCACAACAACCGCAATCACTCACGCTGCTGCTCCAGAACAGCGTGTCGTTCACCCAACAACCGAAACCAAGATTACTGATGCTCCAGAAAATCATGTTGTTCACCCAACAACCACAACAACCGCAACCAAGATTACTGTACCAACAACTACGGTTCCAGAAAAGCATGCTGTTCACCCAACAACCACAACACCTGAAACCAAGGTTACTGCTGCTCCAGAAAAGCATGTTGTTCACCTACCAGCAACTACAGCAACCGCAACCAAGATTACTGCTGCTCCAGAAAAGCACGTCGTTCACTCAACAACCGCAACACCTGAAACCAAGGTTACTGCTGCTCCAGAAAAGCATGTCATTCACCCAAATACCGCAACAACCGAAACCAAGGCTGTCCCAACAAGTACTATTCCAGAAAAGCAGGTCGTTCACCCACCAAGAACTAGCGCAATCAAGGTTACTGTACCTACAACTACGGTTCCAGAACAGCGTGTCGTTCACCTACCAGCAACAACCGCAATCAAGGTTACTGCTGCTCCAGAACAGCATGTCATTCACCCAACTACCGCAACAACCGAAACCAAGGTTACTGCTGCTCCAGAACAGCATGTCATTCACCCACCAAGAACTAGCGCAACCAAGGTTACTGTACCCACAACTACGGTTCCAGAACAGCATGTCGTTCACCCACCAAGAACTAGCACAACCAAGGTTACTGTACCCACAACTACGGTTCCAGAACAGCATGTCGTTCACCCACCAATAACTAGCGCAATCAAGGTTACTGCTGCTCCAGAACAGCATGTTGTTCACCCAACAACCACACCAACCGCAATCAAGGTTACTGCTCCTCCAGAACAGCATGTTGTTCACCCAACAACTGCAATCAAGGTTACTGCTGCTCCAGAACAGCGTGTTGTTCACCCAACAACCAAACCAACCGCAATCAAGGTTACTGCTGCTCCAGAACAGCATGTTGTTCATCCAATAACCACACCAACCGCAATCAAGGTTACTGCTCCTCCAGAACAGCACGTCGTTCACATACCAGCAACTTCAGAAACCAAGGTTACTGCTGCTCCAGAACAGCACGTCGTTCACCTACCAGCAACAACCGCAACCGCAACCAAGGTTACTTCTGCTCCAGAAAAGCCAGTCATTACTAGTGTTCCAGAACCGCATGTCGTTCAACCACCAGCGAGTACGACACCCGTACAAAATGTTGTCTACAACATTAAAATTATTATTCGTCGCGCGCAACACTCGAAAAAAAAAATGGATAGACGCATTTTACGTATGTTGCATCATTTGGAACTATCATCCAGTGTAGTAAAACGTACGCATGCGTACTTTCGTAGTCATTATAAAACAATAATTGAATATTACAAGAGCCTGCTTGAACGATTGATGCATCGTTGGGATAAATGGAATGAATGGGATGCAGAAGATAAAAAAATAAATTCTAAAAAGTTATCAAAACTTATCAAAGGTATGAAAAACGTAAACAAGTACATCAAATACATTCAGTATAAACTAGAACGTATAAGCGCGGGCCACCTGAAATACAACCTTTTGCATATGTTTTACGCGTTGAAAAATCAGTACCATTCGGATATGGTTCAAATCATCCGTTTATACAACCCATTTGAACATGAACATGAATACGAATACGAATGTTTTTGAAACATTATAATTATAATTATAATGAATTATAATAATTATAATTATGTATATGTATATTATATATAGTTACACAGATGACGACTGACTCATTGAAAAGTATTGTTCCAGTTATAAAAACAATAGATGAACGGAATGTGTGCATTTTATCAGAGCCAAAATGTGAAATGGTGTACGCATCAGTTACATTACGCGGCGGATACTATACGGAAACAAACCCTGCGCATCTGGGGATAACGCATCTTATTGAACACATTCTATTTGAGTCCTGGAAAAAATGTTATATGACACTCCCGTCAAAAACAAACATAAAAATAAAAACAAAAACAAATGCGAAAACCAGAAAAACAATGAAAGCAAAGGCTATAGCCGGACCTAAAAAATCATGTCTCCATTTTTGGAATAACCGTCCCGTGAGCTATAACGGCTTTACAGATAATCAGCACGTCACAGCATACATCTACGGACTGGCATCCGAGTCATCGAATATCGTAGACTACATTACGCAAATGATATGCAGCTGCAAAACACACTTGAACATGAAACTGCTGGCACATATAAAAAACACGGTACTGAATGAACTTACTGCAGGAGAAACAAATAGCATGCGAAAATTGGAGTATGCGCTCATATCGCGCCACATTGCACCCAAAATATCGGAATCCTCTTCCGGTGCATTGCACATTGGTAATGCAACGCTTCAAATTGAAAACTTACGAAAGCTTACCCCTGAACATATTAAAGACTACTATTACCGGTTTTTTATTCCACAAAATGCGTTTTTCTTTTACAGTGGTTGTGTAACCGAACATCAAATACGCGCATCCATTTCAGCTCACTTGTTACACTCACAATCACAATCAAATATAAGTATAAATAAAAGTTTGAATAGTAATCGTACGAATGTCGCATTTGAACCCAGTCGAATATTTACGAGACAGTTTTTTGAAACGAATAAAGGTACGAATAAAGGGCTACCTATACCTATTACCATTGTAAAAGACCCTTCTGTGAAAAACAATGCGCTCTTTATGATAATCTTTCCCATGAAACAGCTGTTCGATTCCATAGTTGAGACAGCAAGAACCACCCAAGTACTGACAACACTTGTTAAACGAGAACTCATGGAACTGCTTCGAATGGAGCACAATTTGGTTTATGGGGTTGATGCCGCGTGTTCTACCTTGACGGGAATCAACACGTTTCGTATTTTTGGCTCGTGCCTGTATTCCAATGTCGAGCTCGTAATTGAACTGTGTGTATCGTACATTCGCGAACGACAACGAAAACGGGTTCCCGAATCAAAACTGGATGCGGCTAAAGGAAATATCAAAATGGCAACGCATGTTAGTTCCCATTCACTGGTATCTATATCCAATTTTTTCGAGAGATTGATAACGCTATCCATGATTCATGGGTCCGAAACCATAAACCCGAGCGACATGAAGCTGGGGTCATACGATGCGTCCGTAAAACAAATCGACCGAATAACGGCGTCTGAAATACGTGAATACTTTAAATGCATCCGCGCATCCAAAGCAGTAAGCGGATACAGTATACGATAAATAATACGATAAATAGCTAAAATATAATAAATAAAAAGTTTCCTTTGAATATAAAATAGAATACAGAATTACAGAATGCCAAAAATCGAAGAGGGATTGAAGCTTGATTTTCATAATGTCTTGATTCGCCCCAAGCGTTCAACCATTGACAGCCGGTCAAATGTGGACCTTTCGCGAACGTTTCAGTTTAAACGGTGCAAGACGAGTTGGAAGGGTGTGCCGGTCATTGCGTCCAACATGGACACTATCGGGTGCTTTGACGTGTACGGAGTGTTGTCCAAACACCGCATTATTACCGCCTTTCACAAGTTTTACGACGTGCAGGATTTTGTAGCATACCAGGACGATAACGGAATCGCGTTTGACCCGGAGCTGTTCATGGTGTCTACCGGAATAAAAGACGCCGATTTTGACAGATTAAAACGCATATTGGAGCGAGTGCCATGCAACTGGATTTGCATCGATATTGCAAACGGGTACATTAAGGCGCTGGTGGATTTTTGCAAACGGGTGCGCGCGGAGTTTCCTGATAAAATCATTGTTGCTGGAAATGTAGTGACACGGGAAATGGTGGAAGAACTCATTTTGAACGGCGGGGTGGATGTTGTGAAGGTGGGTATCGGGTCCGGCAGCGCGTGTTTGACGCGGATGAAAACGGGGGTTGGCATGCCGCAGCTGTCGGCAATCATGGAATGCGCTGACGCGGCGCACGGGGTGGGCGGGCACATTATTAGCGACGGCGGAATAACGTGTCCGGGGGATATGGCCAAAGCATTTGGTGGCGGTGCCGATTTTGTTATGGTGGGCGGCGCCTTTTCAGGCCACGATGAAAACCCGGGCCAGCTGGTTACAAATCCCGACGGCAGCCAAAGCAAGTTGTTTTACGGAATGAGCTCGTCGCATGCCATGGACAAGCACTATGGCGGTATGAACGAGTACCGCGCATCCGAAGGGCGCGTGATTCGCGTGCCGTATCGAGGGCCGCTGGAACACACGGTGTTAGACTACCTGGGCGGGCTTCGAAGCGCGTGCACGTACATTAATGCGTCCTGCATCAAACACATGCCACTTTGCACCACGTTCGTACACGTGTCGCAACAACTGAACTCGTCGCTGGTTTAATGGTTTAACTGGGCGGCTTGCATTTCCCCATAACCGCTCCAGAATACTGAAGATACTTATTCAGCGTGCACGGTTTCAAGTGTTTACTCTTGCATTGGTTGCATTTATCAATCCAAGCCACCAATTTTTGCTCTACTTTTGGCGACATCTTATATGTTTTATTTTTACGTTGTGCATTGACTTGTTTATAAACTTGGTTCGTATTTAGTTGCTTACTTTTTTTACACGACTTGCATTTCAACGACTTTACATGTTTTGAACATGCACGTTTAAATGTTTTATTTGCGATTGTTAAAAACTGTTTTTTGGTATGATTTCCGTTTTTATTTGACCCAATTCCAGTATAACAAATGTTGTCCATATTTTTTGACATATTTATAGTTATATATAGTTATATATATCTATATATCTATAAAAAAAACACATACACACATACATTATTTTTATTTTTTTTGGTAGCATCATATACACATTCACACACATATCGCAGCTATTCAGCTACTCAGCCACTTATCGAAGTCAAAGTCGGTTCCTGTGCTCCTGTAGTATCTGTAGCATGGTATGCACATCCCCAAAGCATATAGGTCGGTTGGATGGTCGTAGTAAATGAATTGTGTATAGCAATCAAGGCCATTATCACAGCTGCAGCAGAGACCATGTTTGTGGTTGACGACTTTTTTGGCGCGTTCTTCTTGAGTAAGCTTAATGCCAGGAGTGTGTTTTGACACCGCACACGATGTCTCGATAGAGGTCATTTTGTATCGTTGTTGGTTGCCTGTCACTATGTTTTGAATATATGTAAAAACATCTCAATTTTTTTCAACTGTCTACTGGAGGTGTGGATTTGGATTCTTCACTTTTTTTTCATAACCATTTTACGACTGGGACCGGCCGTAGTTTTTACAGATGATGATGATGTTGTTGTTGCGGCCGTGACTCGTTTTTCTTCTTGTTTCATATACTCTTCGCGCAGTTCATCCAAGTCTGCAAGCCATAGTTGTTCTGGACTGGTCTTTTTCAATGTCTCGTGTTGCGCGGCCTTGCTGTCTTTTTCCTTGATAAGCTTATCTACGTTTTCTTCACTCACACTATCCATCGGCAGTTTCAACAAGTACTTGTATCCTTGTCCTTGTCCATTGCCAGACCCAGGCACAGTCCCGGTTTCAGAGTCTCCAACATCGGCGGCGTAACCTTTTTCTTTCAGCATGGTTACCAGCTCATCCCCGCGCTTTCTGCGCAAGTCAATGCTTCCATCCAGCAACTCTTGAATATATCTTGCCTTGTTTGAAAGAACCTGCAATTCGGAAGCAAGAGTCTTCAGCTGATGCGCCTTACGCTTTTCATACAGCGTAAGACGCGTTTCATAGTAGTCATTCGCAATTTCTTGCACGTTTGCGTACTTTCGCAACCGGTCCTTGCTATCAAACAAGTGCATGTTGCTCGTTGTTTCTGTAGTGTACAGCTTCAACAGCTTCTCCAGCGCGGTGCAGCATCCGTAGTCAACTATTCCAGAAAACGCTGGCGATTCCAAGTCCGCGCTTGCCGGAAATGTGATTGTGAAATCCACGACCGTGTCCGAGCTCATGTCAACGTATTCTTTAATTGTAGCCGATTCAACCAGCGACTCCAGGTGCTTCTTGAAGTCGTCTGTCCAAAATCCAACGGGAAGCTCCGTTACATGCACTTGCTTTTTATCAGGGTTTAAGGAATGAACACCGCGAACCAGATACTTTGTGGAAGCGCTGTTACCAGCAGAAGCAGCTGTTATCGGCGTAATTGTTCCGCAAAACCCGCGATAGTACGGTTCAATTTTCACGCGCGGCGACTCTTCTACACTTGCACCTGTCAACATCTCGCGAATGTAGTCAATGACGTGCAACGGATTGTGCGGCATAATATCCGTGCTGAACCCGGTTCCAATGCCTTTGGTCCCGTTCACAAGCACCATTGGCACAATGGGAGCATAAAATGTGGGTTCAACCTTTTGTCCGTCGTCGTCCAAGTATTCCAGTATGGCATCATCTTCCGAACGAAACAGCAGCCGCGTAATTGGATTCAGTTGTGTGAAAATGTATCTTTCACTGGCCGAATCTTTCCCGCCACCCAGGCGGCTTCCGAACTGCCCATTCGGTTCAAACAAGTTGATATTATTACTGCCCACAAAGTTTTGCGCCATACCGATAATCGCCGCGTTCAAACTGGCTTCGCCGTGGTGGTACCCCGAATGCTCCGACACGTATCCGCTGAATTGAGCAACCTTGATTTCGGTCTTGAGACCGCCTTTTTTGAATGCCGCAAACAGAATCTTGCGCAACGATATTTTGAGCCCGTCCATTCCGTTCGCAATCGAACGCTGGTTGTCATACACTGAAAAGTGCTTGAGTTCACGCGACATGAAGTCTTCATACGATACGTGCGGGTTGCTGGTATCCAAGTGGTCGGCGCGGTTGTAACTGGACAGCCACTCTTTTCTATCGTCGGCGCGTTTCTTGTTAAACACTAAATCAATTGCGTCATCACTGGGTGCGCCAGTGTACTGGAAATCAACCACTTTCTTATGTTCAAAATACTCGCGAAACTCACGCGCCGTACTTGTTCCTAAACCCTTGTAATACTTGACATTCCAAGTTGAAACGTCAACTGCGCTGGTGCTTGTTCCTGCACCCGACTGTTTCCATGTCTCGAACTCGCCCTCATTGTAAAACACGCGCTCTTGTGTGCCCTTACGCGCCTTTAGAATCGGAGTATTCATAAACCCGATAAACCCCGGAATGCGCGTGAGTGACGGCCATTCGCTCTGAAACAGGTTGAGACCGAGTCCCTTAATATGTGACCCATCCAAATCCTGGTCTGTCATAAACAGCACTTTCCCGTACCGCAACCGTTTAGCAACATCCTCGGCCGTATACTCGCGTCCATTTTCCAAACCGATAATGCGTTTGATATCTGCAATTTCCGCATTCTCCGCGATGCGTTTCACGGCTTCTCCGCGCACGTTCATGAACTTACCTTTTACGGGATACACACCGATAATGTTGCGGTCTTCCTTGCTGAGACCGCTGACAATGCCCGCCTTGGCCGAATCGCCTTCGCAAAAGATGATGATGCACTGTGCCGATTTTTCCGTTCCTGCAAAATTGGCGTCAATCAGTTTCGGAATTCCGCGAATCGTCCGCGTTTTTGCGCCGTCTGTTTTTTTGGCAGCTTTGGCCTCTTTCACTTCCGTTAGAGCACATGCGGCATCCATGACACCCATCTTGGCGACCTTTTCTACGAACTCATCGCTCACGGTACACGTTGAACCAAAGTTGGTCGACACGGTGGTGAGTTCATCCTTGGTTTGACTGGAAAATGCGGGGTTTTCAATATCGCATCGAAGGAACAAGGTGAGTTGTTCTTTAATAGTCGCCGGTTTCACGTCAACCTTCTTTTTAGTTTTGATATAGGCAGCCAGTTTACGTAAAAGCTGGCCCATGATGTATTCCACGTGTTTTCCGCCTTTGGACGTGCAAATGCCGTTGACAAATGACACGTGCGTGAACTCGTCCGTATGCGTGAGACACACGGCGTATTCCCAACGGTCGTTTGGCGCTTCGTAGACGCGTTTGATGTCGGGTGACTGAATGTAAAGTCCAATGTACTGCTTGAAGTCCTTGACGGGCACGAGGACACCATTGTATTTTACGCGAATGCTCTTGTCTGTAACGGCAGCAATGTCGTATACGCGTTTCATGAAAAGCGCCGTCATGTCCGGCGTTAAACCGGATATTCCGAGACGTGCGTAATCGGGACGAAACGAAATGCGCGTATACGGTTTCTTCAGGGAACATTTCGATATTTTGGGTGGACAAATTTCACTTAGATTGGTCTTGAATTCCTGGGTATACTTGAGTCCGCGCACGTGGTCAAACGTTTCAACGGAACCCCACGTGGACCAAATGAGGACCAACTTGAATCCGAACCCGTTTTTCCCGCCAACAATTTTTTCTTTTTTGTCTTCATCGTAGTTGGTTGATGTACGCAAATGGCCGAAAATCATTTCAGGAATCCAGACCTTGTGTTCGGGATGTTGTGCAACATCAATACCGTTTCCGTCGTTTGTCATGGTAATTGTACCTGTACTAGCATCCACTTCCACCTCGATAGATGTTACAGGAAGGGCATCGGGTTTGCCATCCTTGACGGCTTGTGCCTGGCGAACCACGTGGTCACGCATATTGACAAGACCTTCATCGACCAGCTTGTAAAGCGCGGGAATGTGCGAGAATGGTTTGAGTTGAATGGATACGGATACGGATGATACCGACGTGGTCTCCGATTCAGTTTTGATTGTGGTATATTCGGTGCATTCAGTCATTTGAATGGACCCAATGTAGGTGTCTGGTTTTTTCAAAATGTGTTCCATATCGGTCATTTTCTGATACTTGGTATTAAGAGTAAGGTCGGTCATTGTCGTATAAGAATAATTCTTACGATTACTTGCTATATACATAGGTTACGGTATGCAATACTTACATCAATTTTATTATTATGTTATTTCTTTTATAAGAATCAAAAAAAAATTGATTTCTTTTTTTGATTTCGGTAGAGTAAGAAATCAGCGTTTCTATACTCAGTACCTAGTACAACAAATACGACGAATTGAATACAATACAATGACTACGACTACAACATGCGCAGTATGCTGTGATACATTTACCAAGCAAGTTCGCAAACCGATTGTTTGTCCGGTAAGTACATGCGGTTATTCTGCATGCCAGACATGCTACAAGACCTTTCTCACCACGGACGGAGTAACTGCATTCAAGTGTATGCAATGCAGCACCGAGTTTACTCCCGCATTTCTCAGGGAGCACTTTCCCGAAAAGTTTGTCAAGACCGATTTGCGCCAAACATTTATGGAAATTCTTGTCCAACGCCAGATTGCCCAGCTTCCTATGTCACAACCCAAAGCAGAACGCGAATTACAAGCGCGTGAAAGAGTCAAAGAGGTTATGCGAATCGATGCGCTTATCAAGGAACTCACGATTCAAAGACGAATCCTTGTGGACGATATTCGATACCTTCGAAGCAATCATGCCTCACATGACGCTGACAGTGAAGCGGTTGCATCATTTCAACGCAAGTGTTGCGACCCGGCATGTCCTGGGTTCGTGTCTTCTGCGTGGAAATGCGGAATTTGCAACAAGTTTTCATGCGCCCAGTGCCACGAAGTGAAAGGTACGAGTCGTGAAGAAATTGAAGCACACGTTTGCGACCCAAACACTGTGGAAAGCATCAAGTTTCTCAAAACCGATACCAAACCGTGTCCTTCGTGCGGAACGTACATTCACAAAACCGAAGGTTGTGACCAAATGTTCTGTACATCATGCAAACAGCTGTGGTCTTGGAAAACGGGACGGATTGAAACACGGGGCCACAATCCGCACTATCTGGAGTGGATGCGCAACCATGGAACCGCCGGGCTTCAACGTGACCCGAATGATGTGCAGTGCGGTCGTGAAATTGACCGCATGTTTGGACATTACATCAATATTGAGTACTCCAAGTTGATTGTGAAATGTCGACCAGAAGCTGAATATGCACCAGGTGTCGACTTACGAACCATGTTTCAAATGACTTTTGAACGAACCCTTCCAGAAGTTGTTAGGTCAATGATACATCTACAAATTTATGACATTCGTAACTTGCAAGACCATGTCAATGTCGAAAGACAACTATCAGAGCTTCGAGTGGCATATCTTTGCAACGACTTCAACCTTATGTCTTTCCGTCGCAGGGTGTTCAACCTTCACCGAAATGTTGAAATCAACCGAAACTTGCTGGACTTGCTGGTTGCAGTGAAAAATGCAGCAACTGACATCTTGTACCGTATTCTTGATGACATGAAGGAAACCGTTTCAAAATTGAAAACAAGTCCGTCAAAGGATGAAGTTGCAAAACAAAATGCATCCTATCAACGCATCATTGACACAGTGAAAGAGCTGGACGAACTTCACAAATATGCGGAAACATGCGTGGAAGAAATTTACTGGTCGCATTCCATGAAACCAGTTCACCAGTTCAGAAAAGCTTCATGGTTCGCACTCACAAACTGATAAACCTATTTGAAACCCTGTTCATATTTAAAGCAAAAAACCAAAAAACCAAAAAAAACAAAAAAAACAAAAAACAAAAAACAAAAAACAAAAAACTAAAAACTAAAAACTAAAAACTAAAACCAAAAACAAAAAACAACAAAAACAAAAACAAAATTTTTTTTATTTTTAAACTTTATTTTTTTTATTTTTCAAACTTTTATTTTTCAAACTTTTATTTTTCAAACTTTTATTTTTATATCGTCGATATCTTTTTGTACGACCGCGTTTATGTGGTTTTCTCTTACGAGTATTTGACATTTTTGTCATATTTCCTCCACCTTCACTTTCATCATCATCCGAATTTTCTGATTTTGAAAAAAGTTGTTTGAATGTTTCAGTAGCTGCATCGGTTAAACGGAATTGAATACTATTTTCTGTAACATATTTTTGTAACTTTTCTATAGTTTCGTGACTTACGCTCTGATGCGGAACAACCAACTCGTAAAGGTGACACACTTCATCCTTTGTAAGTGGTACTACTGATGCGGTTGCTGCTGCTGTTGCCGCTGATTTACTTTTTTTTTCTGTTTGTTTTTTTTTAACCACCATTATACATTTTTGTTCATGGTTAAACGTTTCACCACCTGTTACAGCTACGCGTCCACATAAACGTTTCATATATTCATGTAGTGCTAAATATGATTCGGTATCGTTTGAGTAAAATCTACGAGGAAGGATTCGACCTCTGGTATGAATTGATTCTGAAACTGCAACGACGGTATTTGAACCGGTTACGTTGTTCAAAAAATCATTCAGTTCATTAACCACGTGATTGAAATGCGGCAAAAGGTCTAAGTCTGGACTTATTCGCGATGATAATGGTCTTTCTCCTCTAATGCTTTGAAGCATGGTCTCTTGAAAAGCTAAATTTTTGATAATTTGGTCATATGTAAGCAGTGGCCATGCTCCTGACTCAACGCCGACAACGTTGCATGTCAAGTCAACGCCCACTACAAGTTGTATACCAAGGATTGTCAGCAACTGCATATAAATATCGGTTTGTGTCATAGACAATCCTCTTGTAGAATATTCACTACGAGTGTCAACATAACATAATATATGCCATAAGTCAAACGCAACACAACTTACACCAGATAATCTATGAAATCGGTATGGTAGCATGTAGTATGTAATAATATTGTCGCGCCTCCGCTTATTACCAGACAGTGGCAAAACAGGCAACAGTATAATATTCCATGAAGCTAAAATAACAGAGTTTTGACCTAAAATAATTTCAGGTAAAGAACCATTTACGTTTCGAACTATACTCTGGTATTTCAAATAGTTATCCTTTGTTACAATTATTATTTCGGCAGTTTTTTCAAGACCTTCAAGGTACTTTTCAAACTCGGTACTTGATGATATTGGTAGGAATAAATTCATTTTATATTCAAAGTCGGTCTCACTTGCAACTTCGGTATCTACGCGTAATGTATACCTCTTATTTGGATGAACCACATTTTCAAGAGGAATCAATGTTCTTCCATCATCAGCTACCATTTTTGTAATCGGATAGGACTGAGAAAATAAAAAACTTTTATGAGAATCATTTATTTTAGTTCCATCAGTCCCAGCCATCTTTTTGCTATCATGGTGTACAGTATCACCTTTTTTTACAGCAGATGCTAGTAATTGTAACTCTTCATAAATGGCAGCAGGGTTATCCGGGGTTAACGCGAGAATTCTTTGAAAATGATGCGGATTTTCATGTGCTGCGACCGCTGCGAGGCTTTCTGGAAGTTTAGCATGCGTTGCTTTAGATGGGTTGCGACTTGAAGATTTTGTACTTGACGAATTAAATGACTTAACTCTCAGGGTTGAATGCAGGTTATCATCTACAATGCTTAAAACGCGAACATTTTGATCATTATCCGAGTAATTCACCGTCAATGGAACCCCTGAATAACACATTGCTAAAACGGGTTTATTTTCAACCGAAGGTACACCGTATATAATTTCACCATGAGGGGTGAGTAACATAAACGCATTTGTCTTGTTTTCCCGATTTATTACACCTCTTAGTAACGTAGGGTCTAAAAGTCTATATCCCGGAACATTCATTTTATGAAATTGTATATAATATATGTAATATATGCAATATTAAAAATGTAATAAAACAAATTAAAAAAAATATTCAAGTTGTTGGGTTGTTGGGGGTTATATTGTGGGTTGTCAGTGTGTCATTCCAACTGTTACGTATTTTGATATTACCGATTTTGGAATCAACGAATCCAAATGTGCGTCCAATTTTTTGAAACATTTGTTGATGGTCACTTCGCTGATTTCACTGACGCGGTTGACATCGCGTTTGCTTATGTTCAATGCGCATGTTTGCGCGATGAAATACACGATGCCAGCGGCAATTGAATGCGGTGTGTTTTCCGGAATGAGCTGGTTTTTTTCAATTCGAGATGCCACGAATAAGCATAGTTGGGTAAGCTCCGCGTTCATGCTGAGTTTGCTGCAATACCGTTCAATAAATAAATTCGGGGTGGTTTTGCAAAATGTGGTTTTGTCTGAATTTGTCATGTCGGATTCAATTTCATTGATAATGACGAGCGCATTTTTACATCCACGGGTTGCGCTGGTAATGTCCAGCGAAAATATACTGGCAATTTCTTTCGCAGTTCGCGGGCAGTTGTGAATACGGCACGCCACATACACAGACGCGGCAATCACTCCATCGCGATTAAGTCCTCGAAACGTCTTATGTTCGGACACGCGCTTGTGATGACGCAGCGCTTCATCAATGATGATTTTCGGAATGTCATTGTTATGTGCAACCGTGGTTATGCGCTGAAACTCGTCATACATGGCCTTTTCGCGGTACGGCATGGCTTGCCACTCGGAGTACCTGCGAATTTTTCGCATTTCATATGAACTGGGGCCATCGCACAACACTCTGCATCCGTAGGATGACTCAGTGAGAAGCGGATTTATCGGCATACCGCACCGGGTAGGGTCGCTGGTTTGTCCGCCATCTGCGTTATAAAACCTCCATTCCGCGCTATGGTCAAGAACGTCTTTGTAAATAATACTGCATTTGGGGTTCGAACATGCGGTAAATCCTTCGTCGGTAACACATACTAACGCTCCACAGTCGTCGCATCGTTCTCTTGACTTGGGAGTCCCAACCTGTAGAGAAGGGTTATTAGACCCGCTTGAACTTGGAAATATACCAGGAGTTGGTGTCGGAATTCTTGCTTCTATTGGTTCGTCCAGTTCGTCTAATATTCGAACCACGCTTTTAACGTCGCTTTGTGAAAAGGCGGTGTCCACCGTGTTCCATGCATCGCGCTGCTGTTTACGACGTCGTGACACTGCACCAGTTCCACTTCCATTTCCTAGAGTGGACGGTATTGACGAGAATGGAGTGCTGGTTGCTGAAGCAGTTGTATTTTTTCTCGTTCCATGTCCGTATCCATGTCCAGGTCCGTGTACGTGTCCATGTCCAGGTCCATTCATGTTGTAATTATCATGTATATCTCAGGTGCAGGTATATTTATTTCATTTTAAAGTCAATTTCATTTTATTTTTATTTTATGTTTGTGAAATTTATGATATAGCTATTAAATTAAATAACACAATAAAGTAAAGTACTATAGTATCGTATTATCATGGGTAACGGCACTTCATCTTCTTCGTCCATCGTATCCGGTTCCAGCCAAGAAACGTCAAAAAAACTTCGAGAGACATTGAACTTAATTGCGACGCAATTCATTCTGTCGAATGACTTTAAAAGTTTGAAGTTGCTGGTGAATGAAACATACTGCGACAATTTAACCATAATTACGAAGGACCTATTGTCTACCCGGTTTAGTACAAAACAAATCAAAAGTTTAGCAAAAACAGATACACTTTTTTATATTTCCAAGACAGAGTTGGCGCGAATTGAGGCAGGCACCAAGGATAAGAAAAACCTCATGTGTAAACAAATTGCGCGGTTTTATGTTCGCATAGCGCAGCTGTTTGCATCCATTATTACAACCGTTTATCCAAACTGGTCAGACGCGGTAGGACCAGAAGGCAAACCCTTCGACGGTAATGACTTTTGTAAGACTCGAATTGCCGCACTTACCAAATCCATTCGTCCGGGTCCGGACAATGATAAAAGTAAAATTGCGATTCAACCCACCGTTTGTTCGCTTTACGCCAATGACTCCACCGTGTACGCTGCTCCAGGATTTGCAGCGCTAGAACTGCTCTACAATGACCAGTACGATGAAACAACTGGAACATTCAGTAAACGCAGCGGAACAATGCAATCCAAATATGAAACGGATTTGACGACTCTGTACCAAGCGTTTACCGGCCATTCGTCCAAACCGCCAGAAATAAAGTCGTTTTCAGATATTAATATTAGCGCGTTGTCCAAACGGTTCAAAGAATGCGGCCCAAAGACGTCAGACCCAGTGTTTGCACCAGGAGCGGTTCAAACGGGGGGTCAAATGTTTGATAATAGAGATAAAGACAGAAACAACCCTACCGTCGGACAGGCTCAAGAAAAAAACGAAATGGAAAAAGAACTTGAAAGCGTTCAAATGAAAGCAGAAGCCAAAGAAAAATCCATAAAAGCCCAAGGTGAAAACATGTCAGGAATATTATCAGGTTCGAATCCTGCAGTGAGCATAGCCTCAACGAATGGCGCATTTTCAAAGTATGCTTCGCACATTAAAACCATGGTTGCAAATGCCGAACGGTTCAAAGCGGCGTTGTTGGCGGTAATTGATAAATTGTTTTTAATTGTAAAAACAGAAGCGGGTCAGCCGAAAATAACCATTCATCCCGCGCTTTCAAATGAAGAGCTGGACAAGCTTGTAAACCAAACGCGCGACATTATTGTTCAATTGTACTTGGGATGTGAACGAGACTTTTACACGGGCTTGAAACTGCTTCGCGTTATCATTGAAGAAAAAATGCAAGAAAATATGGAGGCTGCACTATCAGCATTAAAAACTGAAACCAAAACGGCAATAAAAAATATATCCACTAAACAGCGTATTAAAAATGAAAGCGATGTAGCGCGTCGTCAAGACGAAGTAAATCAACTTCAACAGTTTCAGAATCCAGTTTTTGACGAAGAAATGCAAAAAGCAAAAGCAGACGCTGCGAACGAGAAATACAATACGAAAAAAGAGTTGGAATATGAAATAAAGCAGTTGGAACAAGACAAATCTCAAAAAGAAACCGAGAAAAATGACCTTGAAAGTAAGATAGCTTACTATGAAGGTCAAATAAAACAACTTGATGCAACATCATCAGATAAAACGCAAATAGACATGTTAAAAACCAAAATAGGTAACGTTACAACTTCGCTGAATGATATAAATTCCGAAATAAGTGATATAACTGCAAAGACTGAACAAAAGCGCGACAATTTACGTAAGCTCACATCATAGTGGTCGTACTAAACCAGCAGTAGGTGTTTTTACGAAATTCAAAATCCATCTTCTCCAAATGCGAATGTGTCAGAGTCAACACGTTTATCTGCTAAAGCATACTCGCCAACCCGTTTTTCAAAAAAATTGGTTTTACCTTCAATGCTTATCATTTCCATAAAATCAAATGGGTTGGGTGAGTCATATATTTTATCATACCCCAGTTGAACAACAAGCCTATCTGCTACAAATTCAATATACTGATTCATTAATTTAGCATTCATGCCAATGAGACGACATGGCAGCGCTTCACATATAAATTCTTGTTCAATTGCGACC